ACCAAGAAGATATTATCGAGGATATCGTTGAGTCCGACTTGCTTTCTCTTGAACAAGGAGAGGTGGAGGAATCCGTCTCTGAAGACGTAGAAGAGATTGCAGAAGCTGGCAAAAAACCTACTTCTGAAGATTCTGAGCTGAAAAAGGCGAAAGCTGATGAAGGTGAAGAAGAGGAAGAAGAAGGTGAAGAAGAAGAAGTTTCTGATTCTGATGATTCCCCTGCGGAAGAAGAAGACGAAGACGAAGAAGACGAAGAAGCTGCTGTTAAGGAAGACCTTGAGATCGAAAGCACTGAAGCTGACGAATACCTTAAGGAACGCCGCAATCAGCGCGAAGCTGCTGCTGAAGAAGTAGTTGCTGAAGAAGCTGCTGAAGAAGCTGCTGAAGAAGTTGCTGAAGATGTTATTGCATCTGAAGACCTTACTCGTCTCGTTGAAGAAGAAGAAGGTTTGACTCCTGAGTTCAAGGCTAAAGCTGCTCTTATTTTTGAAGCCGAAGTTCGCACTAAGGTGGAAGAAGTAACTGAACAACTTCAGTCGGAACATGAAGCTAAGCTTAGTGAAGAAGTTGAAGCGATTAATGAAACACTCACTAATCAAGTTGACGCTTATCTGACCTACGCTGTTGAAGAATGGATTGGCGAAAATAAGGTTGCCGTTGAAAGCTCCCTTCGCACTTCTATTGCCGAAAACTTCATGAAGTCTCTCAAGACGTTATTCGAAGAAAACTATGTTGAGGTTCCTGAAAGCAAGGTCGATCTTTATGACGAGCTTGAAGAAGAGGCCTCTCAACTTAAAGAAGAACTCACTAAGTTCAAAGATATTGCTGATACCCTTGCAGATCGCGTTGACGATCTTAACAGGGAGAAGATTCTTTCCGAAGCTAGTGCAGGTCTTGCCGAAACCCAAGCTGCAAAGCTTCATAAGCTTGCAGAAGGAGTTGAATTTAACGAGGATTTCACAAAGAATGTGGAAACACTTAAAAAGTTCTACTTCACTGGAGAAGGCGAAACACTGACAGAAGAATCTCTGGAAACAGAAGACGAAACTGTCGAAACTATTGTTGAAGGCGCAGATGCTGAAGAAGAAACTTCTGAAGCTCCTGTTGACCCAGCAATGGCGAAATACATGGAAACACTTGGTCGGCTCGAGAAGAGCTCGTCCTAATTAAATTTCCCAACTATAACATAATACATAAAACAAAAAAATGTTTAAATCAGAAGAACTCGAAAAGAAGTGGCAGCCCATTTTGGAATCTGCCGACGCTCCTGCTTTTGTCGACAACTATCGTAAGTCGGTAACTGCAGTCCTCCTTGAAAACCAAGAAATCGCTGCTCGCGAAACAGCTGCTCAGGCTAACTTCCTCACAGAGGACCAAAACCTGACTGGTGCTGTTTCTAAGTGGGATCCTGTTTTGGTATCCCTCGTTCGCCGTGCAATGCCAAGCCTCGTTGCTTATGACATCGCTGGTGTTCAGCCTATGACTGGTCCTACTGGTCTCATCTTCGCGATGAAGGCTCGTTACGCATCCAACGACAGCCCAACTGCTGATCGCATTAACACAGACGACGCTGAAGCTCTGTTCGATACTATCGACGACGACTTCTCCGGTCCTAGTGCTACTGCTACTGCTGAGGTTGCTGAGCCCTCTAACATGGGTTTCACTATCGAAAAGCAAAGTGTTGAAGCTAAGACTCGCCAACTCCAGGCTGAGTACTCGATGGAACTTGCTCAGGATCTTAAGGCCGTTCACGGTCTTGACGCTGAAGCTGAACTCGCTAACATCCTCTCTACTGAGATCCTTGCTGAAATTAACCGTGAGGTTATCAACAAGATCAATACCGAGGCTAAGCCCGGTGGTGTAAGCGAAACAGGTGCGTTTGATCTTGATACCGATGCTGACGGCCGTTGGGCTGTTGAGAAGTTTAAGTCTCTTCTCTTCCAGATCGAAATCGAAGCTAACGAGATCGCTAAGGGAACTCGCCGTGGTAAGGGTAACTACATTGTTGCTTCCAGCAATGTTGCTTCCGCTCTTGCTGCTGCTGGTGTTCTTGACTACTCTCCTGCAATGAGCACTGACCTTAACGTCGACGACACTGGTAACACCTTCGCTGGTCTTATCAATGGTCGCATGAAGGTTTACGTTGATCCTTTCTCCACTGCTGACTACGTCACTGTTGGTTACAAATGTTCAAGTGCTTACGACGCTGGTATTTTCTACTGCCCTTACGTTCCTCTTACGATGGTTCGTGCAGTTGCTGAAAACACATTCCAGCCAAAGATTGGCTTCAAGACTCGTTATGGTCTTGTAAGTAACCCTCTTGTTGCTACTGGCAGCGGAGACGCAATCGGTGCAAGTGCTGCTGCTGACAGCAACCCTTACTTCCGTACGTTCAATGTTACTGGACTCAATGTTGAGCACAGCTAATCAGAATAGTTAATTGTTGTCTAATACCTTAGGTTAGGACGACACCACATGGGGGGTTACTCGAAAGGGTAACCCCCTTTTTCTGTATAAATAAAAGTATGAGTGTTGACAACAACCTATTACCTACAAACGGATTTAAGGTTCTTATAGGAGGAACGAAAGAATATCCAAAACTTAATACATTTGCGGTTAAGGTTACCCTTCCTGCTGTAAACCAAGCTGGGGTTTCCACACAGTATAGAAACGAGCCAGGGTTTGTTCCATCGGAAAGCCTGGAGTACGATCCCCTTTCAATAACGTTTCTTTGTGATGAAAAGATGGGATTATACGATGAACTGTATGATTGGATGAGAACTAATAGCCTGTCAGATACATTTCAAACAGATGACATTATTATCAATTTGCTAACGAGCCACAATAACGTTAGCCGGGAAGTAAGATGCACAAATGCGTTTCCCACTGGTATTGGATCAGTCGAATTTAACGCACAAAGTTCAGAAGTTACTTTTGCTACATTTGATATTAGCTTTAGATTTGACGAGTTCGAGTTTATTGATTAAAGGAAGCTATATATAGAGTATAGCTTATGAATATTGAAGACCTTTTGGAGATGTGGAGCGAAGACTCCAAAATTGATGAACACAGCCTAGATGATACGACCATTCGCGGTGCGTCCCTTCACAGTAAGTATCTTGAACTGCATTCTGTAGCCAAGTTAAGATTGAAGAAAAAGGAACAAGACCTCACCGTTCTTAAAAAGGATAAGTGGCTATGGTTCAATGGCAAAATGGAAAAGTCAGAGATTGACAAACGAGGCTGGGCTTACGATCCATTTAACGGGATGAACAAACCTCTTAAAACCGACCTTCAGCAATTCTACGATTCTGATAAAGATATCATGGAAGCAAGTATGGCGGTAGAGTATCAGAAAACCTACGTTGATGTTTGTAAAGAAATCCTTGACAACATCAAGTGGAGACATACACAAATCAAGAACATAATTGACTGGAGACGATTCCAAAGCGGTACGTAATGGCCACATTTAACGTAGAAAAGATAAACGAATCAATCATCCGATTGGATAGTGATGATAGTGGCGCACTAATGGATTTAGCCGAGGCGTTTACTTTCTTCGTCGATGGGTACAAGTTCATGCCCGCATATCGTAACAAGCTCTGGGACGGGAAGATTAGACTTTATGACGCACGAAGAAGAACTCTTCCGTATGGTTTACTTTACAAGTCTTTACAGTTTATATCCGAACGAGGTTATGAAGTCAAGCTTGACCCCAATTTAAAGCCAGATGATATTCCTACTAAGGAAGAACTTTTAGACTTTGTCAAATCTCTTGATATTCGTAGCAGAGGAGAAACAATCGAGCCTCGCGATTATCAGGTTGAAGCATTTATTAGATCAATAACTCATCAGAGGTCTCTTGTTATTAGCCCAACTGGTTCTGGCAAAAGTCTTATTATTTACATGCTGATCCGCTACTTTTTGGATCATAGTAAAAATCGCGCGTTGATTGTTGTTCCAACCACTTCATTGGTCGAGCAGATGAAAAAGGACTTTGCCGATTATAGCTCGAACGATCCGTCCTTTGACGCCGATACTGTTTGTCATCAAATCTATTCGGGAAAGGAAAAGCATAACTTTGACGCGAACGTTGTTATTACTACATGGCAAAGCGCTATTAATTGCGGGAAAAATTGGTTCACCCAATTTGGTATGGTAATCGGGGATGAGGCACATCTTTTCAAAGCTAAGAGTTTGAACACTATCATGGGTAATTTGGTAAATGCCCGATACCGAATTGGAACAACAGGTACGCTTGATGGAAGCCAATGCAACGAACTGGTTTTAATTGGAAACTTTGGTCCAATACACAAAGTAATTACCACAAAGAACCTTATTGATAACGATAAACTTGACGATCTTAACATCAAATGTATTGTTCTAAAACACGATGATGTTCTACGTAAGGCAGTGGCCAAGATGGATTACCATTCAGAAATTGCCACGATTGTTGAGCATCCGAATCGGAATCAATTCATATCAAAACTTGCT